GCATATTGTTCGCTTGTTTTGTTTCTAATAACTAATCCTCTTACTGCTCTAGAAGTCCCACTACTTTCTGTAGTAAAATCTGAATACTCATAGTTCCACTTAAATTGTACATCATATGATGCGGAACTTCCGGGCCATGTTCCATCCATAGTAAATTGTGTTAGATTACTAGTAGAAACACTTTGAACAACTCTACCACTATCTTGATAACCCGAACCAGTATCAGCCCAAACCGCCATACCTACATCAATACGTTGTGTTCCTAATGGACTTGAAGAATTAACTGTTACTGTAGTACCACCATTCGTAAAAGCACAATTATATCCAGTAATTGTTCTTGCTTTAACAAATCTAATTTTATTGTTAAATGTTCCCGGAACATGGGCAAATTCTTGTTTAAGATAATCTCTAGGTATTGCTAAATTAGTAGCGTTAGTAAGCGTAAGGTAAGAATCTTGACTAGTAGAAGTAACAGCAGCATAAGTTACTTGATTAGAACCATGTAACCCTCTATCTGCAAAAGTATCTTTATCCTTACCATCTAAAATATATGGGTATTGATTGTATGCAATACCTGAACTAGTAAAATCTTTGTATGAATCATTCTTATGAATATTCTCTATATCTACCGGATTAAAATGCCAGTCCATAGTCATTTCTACTAATCTAATAATACCAAATCTGTTAATATTATTCGACGTTGTGCTAGCACTACTAATAGGTCTTGCTACGAATTTTTCATCAGTTACTATATTAGTTTTTAACGCACCGCTATATTTTTGATGAGATTGACCGATTTCCCTTTCAGGCTTTCCTTTAAATATAATTGAATAATCAGTAAGATTTCTTTGTACTCCACCAATATGTGTTACTCTCTTTTTACTATCAGGTAATATATCCCCACTACATAATAAGAACATATTAGCAGTTTTAGGGTCTAATAATTCAAATGCTGTTTTATCATTATTAAAATCAATATCATCAAGAATATCATACCATCTACGTTCAAATGCGTTACTTGTATTGCTTGTGTCTCGTCTTTCACCACTTCCTAATTCAGCAGGTTCTATTGTGGTATCATAGAAGTTACTACCCAATACAGGTAAAGGTCCACGTATTTCAAAAGGTCCATCCTTATAGAAAGACAAAGATGCTTCATTATCAAAATCGTTATCAATGTAATATTGACTAGAACCATATCCACCAATTTTAAGACCTGTTGCGTGGGCCATTATTCTACCTTTATCATCTTTGTATATTGGAACTCCTACGAATCCAACAACTGTGGTTTTAGCAGTTCCTGTAACTCTATTTGCTATTTCATCATCGAAGTATATTTCGCCGGGATTTCCAGTTTCTAAATCCACATAACGATATATACTAGGACCGTATCTTTGAATAAAATTAGAGTAAGATTGGGGAGAACTTGTATTTGTATCGTTCAATAATCTACCCATGAAAGTAATAGGTTTACCACTAATGGTTTCAGAATTCAATACATGTATAAAACCACCTTGAGGTAGACCATTTACATTTACTAAATAAATTCCAACGGTTTCTGTATATGCGCCAGCAGCAGCAGTAATTCCTTTATCAGTGGAAGTGTTATAATCTATTCTACCTAACACTACAGGTAATAGAGGTGCAACTGTGACTTTGTTCATATCGTCATCTATTTTCTCCATATCTATAATTTCATAGTCAGACATTGAAGAAACTGTAGCAATATTTTCTGCCGTTGTATCTGTCCCACTATTGTATATTCTAAATACTTCGGGTGATAGGTTATCATCCATTTCTACTGAGTTAGATATAGAATAACCCAGTGAGTTAACGGCATCTGAACCAGTATAGCCCGAACCCTTAGAACCGGGTAAATCACTAACATGTGCGCCAGTAATTCTATCAATATTGGTTCCTGTAATAAAGTTAACACCTTTATCCATACCACCTCTAATGTTTGATGGGAATGAAGTAGCAGTAGGGTCGGAGATTAGAGATTTACCTAAACTAAAGTTACCACGTAAAGCCCATAAAATATTATTAGAATTACTGTCTAAATCTGCTGCTAACCTTGAAGTAAAATTGGTACCGGCAGTAATGTTTTCAGAAATATTCATATCTACTGCTAATTTATCTGCATATGTTAATGCCTGATTAACCACTGTTAATGTAATTTCATCATTTGTTTCGTCTGCCGAAACTGCGCTTAATGTTAAATATCCGGTAGCACCAGAAATAGCATTAATAGTTACAGTGGCGTTATTACTACTATCTACTGCATTAGTAATGGCTACAGTCATCCCAACCTCTAAACTACTAAAATCTGTTCCACTAACATAAGTAAATCTATTAGTGCTAGCAGTAAAAGTTCCAGTTGTGGTTATAGCAATATGCGCTCTATCAGAATTAGCCACACCCAAGAAAATCATTCTATTTTCTCCGCTACCTGAGTTATCTCTATAGAAAATTAGGTCGCCTTTTGTAATACTACCTGTAGCATCTTTAGCCCTAATGGTGGAAGATGTTTCAGAAATATCTGCATTATTAGAACCCGGAACATATCCAAAGTTTGTATTTATCCATGTACCCAAAGGAGGTTCAGAAGAATAAACGAAATCATCAGAATATAGATATTTTTTATTATTTATTTTAGATAGTAGTTTACCTAAATCATCCCTGCCTGAAACCGCATAACTTAGTATACCATTTTCAACTTTACTATTGATAACTTCTACAGAACCATCGAATACCACATTTACTACTTGCGCGGGCGAATTAACTAAATCAATTATATTTGCTACAAAGTTTGCATTTGGAGTGCTAAATCTATAGTCAGCAGGTAACTGATAATATGTTTCTGCATAATCTGTAATCTCCGCATAGGAGTTATGTTTATCTGCAGCAGTAATAGTAAACCTACCTTCACCGAATTGTGTATCAAATACTTCTATTTCTATATTCGCCATATCTGATTGTGAATTAGTAATTGTTGCATCGTGCTTTTTAATTACAGCAGTAGCGTATGTTCCTGAAGTAATTTCAGTATCAATTGGAAAGTTAACCATTAGATTCTTTAGCGATGGATTCCATGCGCGTCTGTATGCTTTAACCCCAGATAAAGTTTCATGTATTGCTGCATCTAAGGTAGTATTTCCTCCACCCGACGAAGCACCAGTATAATAAGAAACATCACCGGAGGATATTTTACCACGTACTGTGACTACTTGCGAATCTCCAGATTTACTAGCAATACTACTAATAGAGTAAATATAATCTCCTATTCTTAATGTTCCGGGAGCACTTAATATTTTAGTTAAATCTTGTGACTTAGTTAAATGTCTAAATTCTAATTCACTAGCAGATGAAGTAGTATAAACATCTCCCGGTAAGAATACATCATATAATCCACCAAACTTTTGTTTAGTTACATCTACTCTAACCTTCATATCGTCATTAAGTTTTATTTTTTCGTCTAGTATTTTTTCCATATCCATTAATGTAATTTCTGCATAATTACCTGAAACGTTAATACTTTTAGAAATATTTGCAGAAGTTAATGTATCAAATCTCCTAGATTGTTCTGGGGAAGTAACATATCTTACGTAGTTATCTGGACCATTTTTTGTTCCTGTAGCGGTAGTGCTACTTGTAGTATATGTTTCTCTAGACCCATTAAGATAACATGTGTCCCAAGAAGTAGCATTAAACGTATAACTACCTGTAGCAGAACCAGCATAGTTATTATACCATGTGCCTGTTTGCCCTCTATCTCTAATTAAAGAATTATCCACAATTTTTACCTTGTGACTAAATCTACTTTTATCTAGTAATCTACCAGTAACTGAATTAGAGGAATCGAATTTTGTATTAGGAAATGTAGTTAAGAAGCAAAAATTAGTTGTAACGGTAGTACTACCTGTGTATCTACTTTTTTTGACTTCATATTTTGTATTGTGTGCTAGTTCATCATTGTTAGCATTATCTATTCTATCGTTGTAGAAATAAAATGTGTTGCGACTAACATTCACAATATGGTTATGTTTGTCTGTATTTGTTCCGGCTCTTAGTCCATATCCTACTGCTACTACATTTGTATTAGTTGTTTGTGGTCCTCGATATACTTCAAACTTAGTTCCCTTTGGTATATCTTGTTTAAGACGGGGTTCAAATTCAAAACCATCACCCGCTGTATCATAAGTAACTAATTCAGTAATTTTTGCAAGATGGTGTAAATCTCCATCATCAGCGTAAAGTAATACAAAGTGGTCATAACCGGCAGTAAGGCTAATAGTTGTTGAAGACCTAACTCTATATCCGGGAGTAGCGTGAACGTTTTCAAGAAATGTAGTATGATTATTTGGATGAGCAGGAAAAGCCCTGTTCATAAAATTAGCCGTAGATAAGTTATTTGTAATATGTGTCCCGGGGTTAGATGTACCGTGATTGTTTCTTGTTTTGTGTATTTCAAAACAGTTAATATGGTCAGTAAATTCAGAACCACTCGTATTATATTCTACAATAGTAGGGTTTACCGAAGCATTACCTCCAACACCCGTAGGTGCAGAAGCAGTATAATCTACACTTGAACCTGCTCCACCATTAATGTCTAATACGTGTAAGGTCATAAGTCGGCCTCCTCAAAATCTACATATAACAATGTGCTGTAATAAGAAGGTAATAAATTAATTCTATCAGACATATTAGACGTGTGACCTCGCATCACAGCAAGTTCATGTAATATTCCGTAAAACTGAGAATTGCGAAAAGTAGTAGCAGTTGTGTCTTGACCTAAAGTAATATTTGCTTCTCCAAATGAAAATGCTGTTGTTGGACTATTTACACTTGTTGTGGCTAACCTTTCACCGTTTAAGAATAAAGAATGGGTTGCGGTATCGGCATTATATGAGTAACCTAACATATTACACCCTTTAATGTATTTTGCTTCCCGTCCTATTTCCATATATAATCTACTACTTGCTATAGTGTATGAACCTGAAACATCCATATTTTCAGTAAATTGTATTCTTACACTATCAACAGAACCACTACTATTTGTATCTACTTCTGTTATAGTATCTATAATACCTAGTAGTATTCCATCTTCACGATATAGTTTTTGACCAACATAAAATCTAGTTTTAGAGTCACCGTCAAATGTTACTGTTATTCTATTACTAGCAGAAGAGGAAGCAACTACTTTAGTGGTATCAATTAAATAAGGTTGGTTATTTTTAAATAAATAACTTGTTTCTGCGACAACAGCACTAACATGAGAAGATGTAGGAATAAAAATTGAATTGGAATTAATAGTATTAGTTGTACTATCTAGTGTAATTTGAGCCTGTAAATAATATTCTGCAGGTTGATTTACATTTGTAGAAGTATTATTTATTAAATATAATTTAAAATTTGTTGAACTAAATATAGCCATACGATGATTTAGACGATTAGCAACAGGCATATAACTAATGTCTTGTGTAGTAGTGCTAGTTCTTACAGCCCTACTAGGCATAGTATGTTTAACTGTTTGGTTACCCATATCATTATTAATATTTGCAGAATTAGTTGTGGTTGGAGTTGAACCATAACCATTAATATCATAAGGAGTAACTAATGTTTGTAAAGTAAAACTACCAGTGTGATTCCAGATACCAATATTTTCTGAACTTGTATTATTGTTATAATTAACATCAACATAGGCATCACAAAATACAGGAAATTGTAGTCCGTATTGGTCCCCGATATATGGTCTAATATTCATATTGGTGAATTCTCCCTCAAGTAATCAGTCGCTCCTGTTGCATCTGTTGAGAAGGCATCCCCCATTGTTCCCATAATATCGTAGATAAACTCGCCAGCAAAATCAAAATTAACATATGGTTGTCCGGGAGTTATATTAATATTAAATGAACTAATAACTACTGGGTGACTCATTTGATTTGTTGAAGATACAGGGGTAAAATAATCTTCAGAGGTTCCGAAGTTTGCCCCGATATTATCCGGCTTACGTGATTTAAAAGACCACGGAATTAGAGGCAAATCTTGAACATCAGCAGTTTCAGTTTGTGAATTATGATAATTATAATTATAACCAACACGGCTAGGGATTAGAAAACCCAACCTATTCATATGTTGATATTTTTGTCTTGGTGAAGAATCTAAAGATGATTGTAACCATTGAGCAATTTCATATGCCGTCATTAATCTAGTTACTGTTGCTCCACCACTAGCAGGGTCAGCATCTGCAATATAGTCATCATTTACATCTTTTTCATATTGTCTAGTAATATGTTGTTCCATAATAATACCGTTACCACTAAATGCTTTTCTACTGGCGGCTAAGTCAAAAGTAATAGTTCTTGATTCACCTGTAAGTAAAGCAGAACCATATAAATCAATAGTAGGAGATGTTTTATTAACCTGAATACTAAACGTATCCATTAACAACATAACTCTATTACTAGAAGGAGTTTGTCCCTCTACATCTCCGGTATTTCTAGATGCAAACTCTAAGAAAATATTTGTTCGCAAAGTAGTATCTTGGTTGTGTTGTTCGTTACCAATAATAGCATTAGTGCTAAATAACACATAATCAACTAAGAATAAATTACTAGCAGAACTATCGGTAGTTAAACTAGTATCAACAGTAATAGTAGTAGATACAATATTTGTAATTCTATACGTTAATGTATTTCCTACTGTGTCGTTAACAAATCTAACTAAGGAACCTACCATAAAACCTGATGTGCTACTTACTGTAATCTCTTTACCTGATACATTTGATACTGCTGTTTCCGCCATTATGCTCCCCTCGTTCTCGTACTTGTTGTTCTATTAAGTTCTAGATTAATCATTCTACCGACCTTTTGTGCTATTTCTCTAAGTTCTGCATCAGATGCACCGATTCTACCTTGAACATTTACGGTGATGTTATTAGTCATTCCGGTTGCTAGTTGTCTTGATTCATTATTATTATAAACTCTTGAACCCGAAGGTAGGTTTACTAACTCTGGGCCTCTTTCGCCCACTAATGTAAGACCACCTGAAGCAATACCACCGGTAGCCATTCCACCTCTTATTAAATGTTGAGCGAATAAACCTATTGCGGCAACAACTGCTGCAACTAATATTGCTGCTAAACCAAAAGGCATAGCAATAAAAGTATAAATAACACCAATCATTGTTGCTATTAGAGTTAAAGTACTAAGTAATTTTTGACCTGTTTCCATACTATCTGTATAGAAACTAGTTAACCACCCAAAAAGAATATACTTAAAGAATCCAAAAATATATTCGAAATATGGTCCTAGTATAGTCCAAACTACACCAAGCACTACTTGTAATACACCTTTACCTATTCGCCAAAGTGCCTCAAATAATGGAGCAAAATTACCCTCTTCAATAATAGATTCTATTGAATTGTATACGTCTATAATACCACCAATAATATTACCTACACCTTCTATGACTTTACCGACACCATATATTACTGCTTTAACCATAATAACAATTGTGTCCCAAATTCCCTTCAATACTTTATCTAATTTAAGAGCCTTAAATATAAATACTAATAAAAAGAACGCTACTGCGAATTTAATTAAGATTCCCATCACCCTTAAAAATAATCTACCTGCTGCCCTAAAGTTAAATTTAGAACGCCAATCATTAAATTTTTTTAATTTTTTATTTACTTTATCTGAAAACTTACCCCATTTTTCTTTTATTTTTTCTCTTTGTTCTTGTATTTTTTCTTTGTTAGTTTTTTTAGGTTTGTTTGCTAATTCTGTTGCTATATATTCGTGAACCATTTTAAGTAAATCTTCATCTTCCGCCAGACCCATTTCTTTGTAACTTTCTAATCTAGATAGAAATTCAGGAGGTAACTGTCTTAGGTCCGAAGTTTTTAATCTTTTACCACCAACTATATTATCTGTATCTTGAATAATTTTTCCAATACCTATACTTCTCTCCATCTTTCTTATGTGTGAAA